TGCCACTGCCCGGACCAGGCGGTGGGCCGCCGGGCCTCTCAGCTGTCTGGGTCCCATCGAGGACACGCGTTGGCACCGGGGAGTCGTCCTGCATTGGGCGCGTGCAAGCGGGAGCAGCTCCACCTACTCACCACACCACAAACACCGGGCATGGAGGCAACTTGCACGATTGAGGGCTGCTGCAAGCCGATTGACTCACACGGCATGTGCGCCATGCACGCTCAACGCGTCCGGCGCTATGGCGATCCGCACTACGTCACTCCAGAGCACCAGCGCAGGGCCGCCAACCGCGCCGCTCAGCTTGCTCGGTTTGAGTCAATCAAGGAAACCACTTACCGAAAGCGCCACGGGCGCCATGAGCACCGCATCGTTGCCGAGCAGATGCTCGGTCGGCCGCTTCGACCCGGCGAGATCGTCCACCACATCGACGGCAACAAGCACAACAACAATCCCTCCAACCTGCAGGTGATGACTCAGGGACTGCACGTCTTTGAGCACATTCAGGCTGAGCCAGTGACCCTTGAGTGGGAGGGCAGGCCGTGGTCGCCCAGAGAGCTGGCGGAAGCTCTTGGTTTGAGGGTCGACACCATTTACGGGCGCCTGAGGGCCGGTTGGTCTGTTGAGCGGATCGCCACCACGCCGGTCCGCGAGTGGCAGAGGCGGCATGCCTGAACTTCGCCCCTACCAGCACCAGCTCTTAGCCGACATGCGGGCGGCGGTCCGCCAGGGCCACCGCCGCATTGTTGCCGTGATGCCCACGGGTGCCGGCAAAGGTACGACGATCGGCGCAATGGTGGCCAGCGCTGCCGCCAAGGGCAACCGGACGCTGGTACTGGCCCACCGAGCTGAGCTGATCCACCAGTTGAGCGCTACGGCTGCCGGCTGGGGTGTGCCGCATGGCTTGATTGCTGCCGGCCGGAGCATGGACAACAGCAAGTTGCTGCAGGTAGGCAGCGTGCAGACGGTGATCCGACGGCTGGATCGGATGTTCCCGCCTGACATCATCATCGTGGACGAGGCCCATCACCTCTGCTGCGGCAACACCTGGGGCCGGGTGATCGACCGCTGGCCCGGTGCGTTGCTGATTGGCAAAACGGCGACACCATGCCGCACCAATGGCGTGGGCTTAGGCGATGGCCATGGCGGCTACTTCACTGCGATGGTGATGGGTCCGACTGCTGCATGGTTGACGGAACATGGGTTCCTCGCGCCTGCCCGGATCCTTGCCCCACCTGGCATCAACCTGCAGGGCCTGCGGCGCCGCATGGGTGACTACGACATGCGGCAGGCGGCAGAGATGCTCAGCAGCGGCCAGGCGATGGGCAGCCCGCTGGCCCATTACCGGCAGCACCTGGAGGGCCAGACGGCGATCGCGTTCTGCTGCTCCGTAGCACATGCCGAAGCGGTGGCCGCGATGTTCAACGACAACGGCGTGCCGGCCGCCAGCATTGACGGGACGATGGATGCGGGCACCAGGCGCCGGCTGCTCGAGGAGCTGGGCACCGGTGCGTTGAAGGTGCTGACCAGCTGCTCGCTCATAGGCGAGGGCGTGGACGTGCCCTCGGTCAGCGGCTGCATCCTGCTGCGTCCCACGCAGTCGCTGGCGCTGCACCTGCAGATGATTGGCCGCTGCCTGCGGCCTGCACCGGGGAAGCGTCATGCGGTGGTGCTCGATCACGTCGGCAACTGCCACCGCCACGGCTTGCCGACGGACGACAGGGAGTGGTCGCTGGAGGGCGTCACCCGTCGCCAGCGTGAGGCTGCCCCGAGCGTGCGCGTGTGCCCGTCGTGTTTCTGCGCCATGCGCTCAGGCACCCAGCAGTGCTCGGAGTGCGGCCATCAGTTCCAGCCCGAGCGCCGGGAGCTGCAGCACGTGGAAGGCGAGCTGCAGGAGGTGATCGCCCGCCAGGCTCGCCGCGATGAGCAGAGCTCAGCCCAGAGCTTTGATGATCTGGTGCGCATCGGTCACCGCCGGGGCATGGCCAACCCCCACGGCTGGGCCCGGCACGTCATGGCCGCCCGTGAAGCGAAACGAGCACGCAGCGGACCCGCGCGGGTGGTGGCATGACACTCCGCCTCCTCGACACCTTTTCAGGTATTGGCGGCTTCAGCCTTGCCGCCCGCTGGCTCGGAGGGTTCCAGACCGTGCAGTTCGTGGAACGGGATCCTTACTGCCAGCGCATCCTCAGAAAACACTGGCCCACTGTCCCCATTCACGATGACATCTGCACCTTTAACCCAGAGCCCGGATCAGCTGACGTTGTTTGCGGAGGCTTTCCCTGCCAAGACATCAGCAGCGCCGGCAAGCAAGCCGGCATCAAGGAAGGCACCCGCTCCGGCCTGTTCTACGAACTCATGCGAGTCGTTCGCCTGGTGGAGCCCCGCTACATCGTCCTGGAAAACGTCGCAGCGATCCTTGGTCGAGGACTGGACGACGTTCTCGGGGCGTTGGCCGAGGCAGGGCTTGATGCGGAGTGGGCGTGCATACCGGCAGCGGCTGTGGGCGCCTGCCATCGGCGCGACCGGTGGTGGGCAGTTGCCTACGCCTCGGACCTGTTCAGCGATGGCGGCGCGGCTGGACACAGCAGGCAATACGGACCCGGAGCGGTTTCCGAATCTGGAAACGGTGATTGCTCAGTTGCTACCGACACCATCAGCCACCGACCACAAGGGACGATCAGGCTCAGGCCACATTCAGCGGCATGGCCACAAGCGAACCTCAGACGCCTTGATCCCGACTGGGGGGGGCATGTATCTGAACCCGTCCTTTGTCGAGGAGATGATGGGCTTTCCGGTCGGGTGGACCGTCTGCGAGCCCTAGGTAATGCCGTGGTTCCGCAGGTGGCGGCGATCCCGCTGGCGCGTGTGCTGGAGCTGCACAACGGCAACCTGACCACAACGCCTTGATGCGATGGCCTGGGGAGCATGGATGTGCCCAACACGCGGGCCTGAGCACGACATGGAGCTAGAGCGCCAACGCCGCAGCATCGCTGCCTACGATCTGCCGCATGCGCAGGACATGTGCTGGCGGCTGGCGCAGCTCTGCATGCATCAGGAACTGATCCTCCGCAATGCCACGCGCAGGATTGCCGAGCTGGAATGCCGGGAAGCGGTCAGATAAACCCCGCTTGCGCGGGGCGATCTGCCAATCGCCCTCTGGGTCTCAACCAGGGGACGGTGCCACCCTAGGCGCTGTGGTTGCGCAGTCGCAATGAGCGAGCAGCAAATCCAGCAAGCCATCCGCCTGGCCTGCAGCCGTGGGCCAACAAGGCTCTGGAGGAACAACGTCGGCCGCCTGCTGGACCAGCACGGCAGACCCGTCACCTTTGGCCTGTGCCCCGGCAGTGCCGACCTGATCGGCTACACGACGGTCACGGTCACACCCGACATGGTGGGGACCACCGTCGCCGTGTTCGCTGCGGTGGAGGTCAAGGCTGAGCGGGGCCGGCCCACACCAGAGCAGACCGCATGGCTGCAGCACGTCCAGGCGGCAGGCGGCAGGGCGGGAATCGCCCGCAGCGTGGCTGATGCACAGCGCATCCTTTGGGGCAGTATCGAAACAGCACCGTTACGCTGTAGCAATGACGCAAGCCAGTCCCAGCCGGATTGATACGCAGCTACAGCGCGGTGTGTCCGCCATTGGTGCCGTGCTCACCTACTGGATGGGCCGTAGCGGGCACGACGGCGGTCAGCTCGTACGGCTCGCCAGCTGGGCACTAGGTGAGGACGGCTGCCTCGATACCGGGCAGATCAGCCGCATCCGCAATGCCCGCCTAGCTCGCGGCTGCAACCTGAAGAACTTGCTGGCGTTCGACGCGGTGAACGTCGCGCTCTGGACGTGGCAGACCAAGGGCCAGCAGGCAGCGTGGGACCGCTACGGGCCGCATACCCCCCACGGGATCCGTGACATCTGGCTGGATGATGGCCACTGGTTGCCGGTGCCAGAGGAGCCCGATCAGCCCCCCCAGTTCCCGGACTTTGCAGACATCCTCGCCGGCCGGCTGGAGCTGCCGTACATCGGCGGCGTGGCTCTGGTCAGCGGTGACGCTCAGGTCGTGAGCGAGGCGCTGAGCGACCTGCTGAATGCGGACCTGCAGGCCACCGGGCTGCCGCCACGGGAGGGCCTGCGGAAGCTGCTGGAGGCGTACCCGATCCAGGATGCGGACCGCCGCAGCCGGTTGATGGCACTGGTGGTCGGCACCGGGATCATGACCCGCGACGAGCTGGAGACCGAGCTGCATGCGCTGTCGGAAGCGATCAGGGCAGTCCGTGGCCTGAAGCCGGGGAGCTATGGGCCGGGTCATCTGTCAGAAGAGTTGTCACGACGCCTGCCTGCCTCGTAGCCGTCCACCAGCGTTCACCAGCCAGCCACAGCTCGACCGGGAACAGGTCGTCTGAGGCGTGCTGAAGGAGCTGCCAGACGGCATCGGCCTGATCGTGGTTGGCGACGTGGATACGGATCGGCATTTACGCAGCGCGCTCAACGGACTGTTCTAGTACGGATGTTCTGCTGCCGCTCAAAATGCAGAAACTGCATACGGGCAGCAGTCACCCCGGACCGCTTGCATCATGCCCCATTGCGCTGCGGTTTCACAGTCGCTGCGCTAGCATTTCAGCAAGCCACCACACCACACCACATGGCCCAAAGCATCCCGCCAGGCTCTGCCCTGGCCACTACCAACGGCACCAGCCTCAGCCTGCAGGTGCAGTCCGTTGATGACTTGACCCGTCTGGCGCGGCTGTTTCAGGCATCCGGCCTGTTTGCCCGTAGCGCTAACCCTGATGCCAGCCTTGCGCAATGCGCCGTGCAGCTGCTGGCAGGCATGGAAGCCGGCTTCACGCCCTTTGCCAGCATCACCGGCATCTACGTAGTCAACGGCAAGCCTGGCTTCAGTGCACAGCTGTTGGCGCAAGCGATCAAGCGGCACCCCAGCTACGACTACCGGGTGCTGGAGAAGACCGACAAGCAGTGCCGCATCCGGTTTCTGTCGGGCACCGAAGAGCTTGGAGTTGAGACGTTCACCATTGAGATGGCAGAACGTGCCGGGCTGGCTAAGGCTGCCGGCCCATGGAAGCAGTACCCCGAAGCGATGCTGTTTGCCCGGTGCCTTACTGCCGGCATGCGCACCCACTGCCCTGATGCCCTCGGTGGCCACACTCCCTACACGCCTGAGGAGCTCGGCGCTCAGGGCCGCATTGATGAAGACGGCATGGTGCATGTGGAGGTGATCGAGCAGCCGAGCAAGCCTGCGCCCCGCACGTTGAGCACCGTGGAAGATCTGGCACCTGCTGCACAGGCGGCAGCCTTCTCCCGTGGCCTCACGCCCGAGGGCCTCACCGCCCTCGTGGCGGAGCTCAGCAAAGGCGAGGCCACGGAGCTGACCCAGCTGCCCCGCAACATCCTCGCCCGCCTGGCCAAGAGCGGCGTCAGCCCCGAGACCGTCGCCCGCTGCAACGCTGCCGCTGAGGCAGAGCCTGCGGACGATGCCGACGATCTACCCGCAACCTGGGCTGCTACGGCATGACCCAGACTGCTGTGACTGCACAACCTCAGCCCTACACATCACACCATGTCTGAACTTGTCGCCGCTGTCCTCCGCGCTTCTCAACACCGTTTCATCGGTCGCCTTACCCGTGACCCCGAACTCCGCACCCTCGACAGTGGCAAGTCTGTCTGCAACGTCCGCATCCTGATCAACCGTCCCGGCGCCAAACGTGACGACGGGCAGGAGCCTGATGGTTTCAAGCTGGAGCTGTGGAACGATCTGGCACTGAGCTTTGTTGACGCCCACCAGAAGGGCGCACTCTGCGACGTGACCGGCCGGGTCAAGTCTGAGAGCTGGCAGGACCGCAACACCGGCGAAACCCGCACCGGCCTGGTGGTGATGGTTGAAAGCTGGCAGCCCGTGGGCCAAGCCCAGCCGGCAGCACCACAGGCCCGCCCTGCAGCAAAGGCTGCTCCTGCTGCATGGGACAGCAGCGCTGACGACGACGGCTCCGTGCCTTTCTGAGCATGGACAGCCTCAATCAGATCAAAAAGACGCTGGAACGCATCGTTGCCGACACCACGGCCGATCGTCAGCGCCAGCTGGACATGCGCGAGCAGGAACTCGCTGCCGCGATGGAGCTGCTCTCAATCGACAGCCGCGCCGTGAGTGCCTATGAGCAGGGCCAGTCGGATGCGTACCGCAGGGTTCAGCAACTGATCCAGCTGCAACTGCAGCACTTGCCCCGCACCAGCGGGGCACGGACTGTGCTGCACACCCTTAGCCGGATGGTGGAGGAACGGCGTGACTAGCCACATCACTGCGTTGCTAGAGCTGCGTCATCGCGTGCCAGATGGTGTGCTTCTGGATTGGGTTGACTTGACCCAACTGATTGAACCACCGGCCTCAATCACCACCAAGGCACTGCGTGCGCATTGGAACTGCAGCCAACCTGCGGTGAGCCGACGCCTTGCGGCGGTGCATCGTGCCGGATTGGCGCAGATCACTACGGGTTACAACCGTTACCGAGTGTGGGCGGTGAAGCGGCTGGAGGTGCCCGCATGACCCGCCCGCACCTTGACCATGCCGAGCACCAGGGCAACGCCTGGCACTGGATCTACGGCGTCTGGCACCGATGGAACAACACCCGCGCCGAATGGGAGCCGTCAGAACCACCACCACCGGAAGCGGAGTTTTTCAACTACCGAGAGCGCATCCTGGAGGTGCCCCATGGCTGACAACACACTGGTAGGCCGCTGCGTGCAGGTCTGGGCTGATGAGCATTCATTGGTTCCGATGACAATGGAACGCCGCCAGCTGTGCGCCCGTGGCGTGCGTGCGGTGATTGAACACCTCGCCGCAGAGCTCACCCTGCTGGGTCACACCGACGCCGCCCGCAGCCTGCTGGCCCAGCTGCAGGCAACGGTGGTGCCGTTCAGGCGTGGGCCGGAGGATGCCGCATGATCGACGGTCCTACCCTCGCGCAGCTCTGGAACGCTGCGCACGTCTGCGACCCATGCGGCTGCGCCTGGGGCCGGCCGCTGAGCGCCCCTGAGCGCATGAGCCGACATGAGGCCACATGCCACCTATGCGGCACCGTGGGGCCCGTGGCGCACGTCCGCTGGTACGGCTACCTGCGCCGTGGGCTGGCCATCGTGGAGGGCAGGCGGCGTGGCTGATCACCTGGTCATTGATGCCAGCCGCCAGCCGTCCCAGATTCGATGCCTCCATTGCGGAGCCGCCCAGGACTTGGCGCTGCCCATGCGGATTAGCGAGCTGGTGATCCTGGAAGAGACCTGGCGCAAGAAACACAACCGCTGCCGCCAATCGCGGCACGATGTGCCCACCAATGAACCATTCCCTCGCTGACACGCCATGACAACATCTCAAGCCGCCGAGCACGCCGAGCTCATCCCAGGTCGCTGGTATTGGGTCAGCGAGGCCGATGGCAGTTGGCACCCCGCCCTGCACAATCCGATGAGCGCCGGCGGTTGGACGAATGAAGACACGTGGGAAGACTTTGATGGGGCCATCATCCAGTGGCGCCTGATCCCGTTGCCGTCCGACCATGACGCCCGCGCCGCCCTGGCCCAGCCGGAGCCGCTGGGGGTGACGCATGAGGCATTGACCCAGTTTGCAGTTGAGTGGTGGGCATCATTTACTTATGCTGAAAGTGATCCAGACACGGCAACACCGATCAGTGAAATCATCCACAGCTGGCATTTCGTTGACTTCCTAGAAGATGCCCTCGCCCGCTGGGGCCGCGTCGCCATCGCACCCATCCCGGTGAGCGAGCGGCTGCCGGGGGCGGAGGACTGCGATGCGGAGGGGAGGTGCTGGTTCTGGGAGCCAGACTGCTCCTACAACGGTCTCAAATGGGCGCTAGTCGATCGCACCTACGGCTGCAATGCACAGGAGTCAGCCTTCACCCACTGGCTCCCCTTCCACGCCCTGCCACTCCCTGGGCAACCTGCCCCAGACGCATGACCACAGCCGTAGCCCGGACCATCGCGATCGTCATTGCGGTTGCCCTGCTGGGCGCCGTGATGTTCAGCGCTCATCAGTGCACGGCATCTGGTGGCATCGTCGTTCGTGGCCTGTGGTGGCTGGAGTGCATCCGACCATGACGCCCTGGTGGGTCACGGTCCGCATCGACGCGACCCGCACGCGCGATGACCTGATCCAGGCCCGCAGCCAGTGGTCTGCCGGCTGGCTCTACCGCACCCTGCATCCCACTGCAGACGTGCTTCTAGTCCGGCCGGCGCGGTGAGTGGGGCCCCGAGAGGCCCCTACCACCACACCGCGACGCGGGGTCACGGCGTCAGCTGCAGAGGCACCACTACCTCTGCGCTGGCAGCACCCTACTGTCTGATGTAATATGTGGTGAGTCACCCGGAGAGCCCTGAGAGGCCCGGCTGACACCCACCAGCATTTACACCAATGTCCGTCACCTGCCTTCTGGCATGGGCTGTTGCCCTGCTGCTCCTGCCCGCACTCATCATCGCGTGGGCCCTTGAAACCAAGCCTGAGCGTGCCCGTCGCTGGCGCCGCGATGGCTGGACCCAGCAACGCATCGCCGATCGGCTCGGCTGCTCCCGCACCACTGTTCGCCGGATGCTTGCCTGACCGCAGAAAAGCCCCTCCAGCGCTGCCTGGAGGGGTGGCACCCACCTTCTAAGGCTGCCGGAACCGCCAGCCGCATACCGGCCGATTCAATAGCACGCCCCTACGGATCGCCTTTGGGCAGACGAATGCTGCACGACCTGCTGCCGCATAGCTGGGGAACACCAGCCCGCGTTCCACCCACAGCACCCGCCGACCATTGATGCTGCTCTGATGCCGCTTTGGGCATTGCTCCAGCACTGCATCCACCAGGGTCTCGTCCTCCAGCAGCTGCACCAGTGCCGTGCGCTCACAGCCGCCGAACAGCTGGGGCTTCTGACGGGCTAGCCGCCGCAGGTCAACCCGTGGCACTGCTGAGGCATGTCCGGCGCCGTGCTGGCTCACCAGCCCATCGGCAATCCACTTGTGGATGGTGCTGCGGTGCTTCCCCAGCAGCAGCGCGATCTCCCCGACCCGCACCCAGGCCCCATAGCTCTTGACGGTCTCGCCCATGCCCTGCGCCTTCTTTCGCAGGCTCTGCTGGCTGCGTGGCTCGATGCCCTGCTTGCTGCCCCAGCGGTTCCACTCCCGTACCACTGCCTCAAACGGCATGTCGCCCACTAGCTGCAGGAGCTTGTCGGTCTCCTCCGTGGTCCAGTACCGATAGGCGACTTGCGCGCCCCTAGGTTTCTGCTGCTGCATTGCTGCGGTTTCACAGTCGCAGCGCTATGATCGTCGCAAGCGGGGCGATCCCGCAACCACCACACCACCCACCATGTACCTCTCGCCAGTGGATGACTGGGAGCCAAACGACGACCCCCAGCCCGATCCCGACTCCGACAGCGACGCCGCCGACTGGGATGACCACGAGTCGCTGTCGCCCGCTGACCGCAACCCTTCGCTCTGCCGCTGATGACCTCCATCTCCATTGCTGACCGCATGCCCAGCCCCGAAGATCGCGACCAACAGGGCCGCGTCTGGTGGGGCCTGCCGGGCCGCAACGACCCCGAGACCGGCGAGCGCTACAACGCCAGCTGGGACCTTCGGGAGACGCCTTACGACGGCACTACCGAGTGGATGCCGGCCAATGCCCTGCAGGCTGCTCACTGGGCCGATGAACTCGACACCTACCACGAGGCCGCATGACTGCCACATCCCTCTACGCCCTCACCTCTGACGCGGTGCTGCTCCAGGCCCGCATTGACACCCTTGCCGAGGATCTGTTCTCTGAGGATTCTGCGGCCGTTGCTGCTGCGACTGAACAGCTGGAGCGGCTCATCACCGCAGAAGCCGACAACCGCCATGCCGTTGAGGTCAAGGCTGATGCCTGGTGCTGGGTAATCGACCACCTGCGCAGTCAGGCCACCACCCGCCGCGAGCATGCCCGCCGCTTGGCAGAGCTTGCTGACGAGGCCGAGCATCGCGCCGCAGCACTGCAGGACCAGCTGGTAGCCGCCCTGTCCCGCGTGGACCCTGACGCGACCCGCTGGGAGCTGCCTGAGCACCGCCTCAGCAGCCGTCGCAGCACTGCCGTTGAACTGGACCCTGACGTAGCACCCGAGGACCTGCCCGAGCAGTTCCGTCGCGTCAGGACCGTCACCAGCGCCGACCGCACTGCCCTCGCCGCTGCCCTCAAGGCCGGCGCCACCGTGCCCGGTGCGCACCTTGTCGAGCACCGGTCCTGGCGCATCGGCTGATCGTTGCAGTTTGCGTCGCTGCGGTTTCACAGCCACAGTGGCGCAGAGCCGCAGCCCACAATGAACCACGGCCACCACACCACCACCATGACCACCACCATCAAATGCGACGGCGCTCTCTCTGATGCCGTCCTGCAGGCAGCACGGGCTGCTATCCCGTCTGACCCGAGCATCTGGTACGCAGACCGCCAGGTCTGGCGGCATGCGGGTCCTAAAAACGAGCCGCTGTTGCCTCTCTTTGATGCGCTGATTGATGCAGCGTTTGCCGTAGCCAAGGCCATCGGCGACAACGCATGGGACGACAGCCTCCCGCTGGATCGCCGTGCTGCTGAAGGGCTGGCGAATGCCTGCTATCGGCTCGGCGCTGAGATCACCCATGCCGCGCAGTGTCCAGACGCTGCGTCATGGAGCCTGCCGTCGATGAGCGGCAAAGAACTCGTCTGATGACCTATCGCGTTCTCTACACCTCCAGCTACCAGGACCATGCCATCATCCACACCACAGAATGGATCTGTCCCGCCGATTACAACCGCGATCGGGCACGGCAATCCTTCGAGCAACAATTCCCCTCGGCTACCGTTATTCAGCTCTGCCTGTGGCAGTTTTCGGAACGTTGCTTTGGGCATTGACGCGCAGCACACAGCACGGCGTCACCGCGAGCTGGGGGCGCAGTACCGCATCCAGCAGCACGCTAAAGCTGCTGCCGAGGCCGAGACCCGTCGCCGAGCCATAGGCAACCTGCTGATCACGTTGGTGGTGATTGCTGCCATCGGGCTCGGCACCTACACCCTCCACCGTGAGGCCGAGATGCTGCGGCAGGAGATCCACTGATGGCCACTCGTTACAGCACCCCGCAGGAAGAGCCGATCCACTGCGGGGAAGGCATCACGCGCACCTCTGATCCTGCAGCGGGCCTGTGGCCCTGCACAGTGACTTTCACCACCGGCAGCCGGCCGCTAGTCACGACGATCCGAGCACTGAGCGCGAACCAAGCGGAAGAATTTGCCCGCGCCCGTCACCCCTATGCCCGCACCGTTGCAGTCGGGAGGAAACAGCAATGAACCCCACTGATAGCGAGCTGGAGGTTCTGTTCCGCAGCTGGTGGTCTCTGAGCTACGGCACCCCACCAGGTCCACATGCGTTGATGACGCATCTGGGCTGGGCCCGGTTCTTGCTGGAGCAGGTGCAGGATCAGCAGCGCCGGGAGGTGCAGCGATGACGAATCCCCTGCACATCGCCCTGGCCCAGCCGGAGCCGGTGGGGCCGACGGATGAGGAGCTGCGGGACTTGCTCTACCACGGGTTCACCACGTCAACCGGTCACGGCGAGAGAACTGACGAAATCGGCTTTGCCCGCGCCGTCCTCGCCCGCTGGGGCCGCCCCGCCATCAGCCCCATCCCTGTCTTGGAACGGCTGCCAAGCCTTGAGGATTGCGATAAGGAAGGGAGATGTTGGTTCCACTCAATCAATCGCACATGGTGTGACTGGTATTTGTTGAAAGCGTCCTGCATCACCAGTACAGAGACCCACTGGCTCCCCGCCCACGCCCTGCCGCTTCCCGAGGGAGGTGCGGCATGACAATGCCACAGATCACACCGGAGCAGGTCGAAGCATTTCAGGAGACGCATTCCATCATCTGCAACGCAGCAAATGCTTTGCGTTCCATGGCTGGTGCGCTTGAAACACGCATCAACGAAGGCCATGACTATGACGTTTATCGGTTTGAAGATCTCTCAGGAGACATCTATGCCATACGTCATGCGCTGCAGGCGTTTGAGCGTGTCGTGATCAGTTGCGGCATCAAAGCCGACCCTATTCAGTGGAGGATTTAACCATGATTGAACGCGACAAAGCATGGGCAGAGTATTGCGAGGCCAGCGCGGACTTAGCGGGCATACAGCATCGGGCAACGCCGGATCAGTGGCAAACCATTGAGAACTACGCAAAACTCGGCATAGTTCTTAATTCCTGCATCGTCGAACTCCGCGACCGCATCGCCGCCCTGGAGGAGCCACCACAGCCCGAGCCGACCATCTGGAGCGCGATCAACGCCTTGGCTGACCGCCTTGCAGCTTTAGAGGCTGCCGCCAACCTCCAGCAGCAGGACGAAGATGCCGATCGAGCCTGTCCCCACATCGTCACCAGCGACGAGGGCACCAGTTACTGCGAGCTGGCGGAGAGCAACGCCAAAGCAACGTCAAATCAGCGCCAAGTTAGAAGTTCCGCCGAAGGCGCCCCGTCCGGTGGGCTGGTGGAGCGGGTGGCGCACACCATTCACGACGCCCCGGCTGGCTACGGCTACGAGAATGAAGCCTACGCCGCGATCCTGGCCGTGGCGGAGTGGCTGGGAGATAGGGATGGCTTCATGAACGCTGGCTGCATCGCCGCCCACTGGCTGCGGGAGGAGGTGGAGCGTGGCTGAACCTCTGAGCCCTGCGGCACAGGCGGTGTTCTACGCATGGTCAGAAATAACAGGATGGGGAGGAGATCCGCCACCCGTTGAGCGTCGTGCTCTAGCCGCCGCCCTCCGCGCTGCGGTTGCCCACACCCAGCAGCATCGCGGCCTGGGTGTGTGGGAATGCGAGGCCGACGAACTCCTCGCCATCGCCGCCGAGCTGGAGGGGAGCGATGGGTAAGCCCACCATCCCCGAGTCCACCATCCGCGAGATTCTCACCAGCACGGAATCGCACGGCGTCCTAGCCCGCAGACACAGCATTCACCGCTCAGCCGTCAGTCGCATCAGGCTGGGTGAGATCCACCGTCAGATAGCGCCAGAGCTGCCTCGCTGGCAGCCCGAGCACGTCTGCGGCCATTGCATCCACTGGGAAGGTGAATGCTGCGGACTGGATTTCCCGGACCCGTTGGTTGAAGGGCAGCGGTTTGCTGCCTCCTGTTCAGTGTTCACGAGGCGGTGATGGCGCGATACCTCCTCACCGTTGCCGAAGCTGCCGAGGCCCTCGGGGTGTCGGATCGGCACATCAAGCGGTTGATCCATGAAGCCGACGCCAACCGCAAGTCACGCTGGCGATGGGGCCGTGAGCTGATCGACCTGGCGCCGCTGGGCTCCAGCCGCCGCACCGTCAGGGTCAACCTGGCAGCGGTGGTGCCGGATCTCCCAGCAGCGCCCGCTCCGCAGCCTCAGCCACCGCATGCGGCTGAATATGCGCCCGGTACGTCCGGGCATGCTGTTGCGGGCTGTGCCCCATAAGCCTGCTGGCGGTGTAGATGTCCAGCCGGCTGCCACCCTGCTTCCACAGCCGCCCGGCGTAAGCGTGCCGCAGGGCGTAGGGCCGCCACGGCAGGCCCAGCCGCTTGAGCTCTTTGCTAAGCCACTTGGCCACCTGATCGGGCCGTTCATGGCCGCCGCGACTTTCCATGGTGGGACGGATACGGCGGTCGTGCAGCCGGAACCGCTCGACCCATTCGCGATGCAGCGGCACCACCGTGCGGAATCCGGTCTTGCTCTGCTCTTGGACTTGGCAGTAGTCCTTGTCGATCAGCACCGCGCTTTCGATTTCATGGGGCCGCAAGCCGTAGGTGGCCATCATCCCGAAATACCAGCTGGCTGGCCCAGCGCCCTCCACCCATTCCACGATCTCGTCATCGGTTGGCACCGCCACCGGCGCCGCTTCTCGGTAGGTCGGTTGCGGCACCTCCGGGAACGGCACCGCCACCAGCTTGGCCAAGTGCTTGAGCAGATAGAAGAGCTCCTTGTAGCTACATGTGCCCCGGTCATACCGCTGCAGGGCTGCCGCCATGCTTGCCGTATCGCACCGACTACCGGCCGGCAGCTGGCGAAGTCGGCCCATGTAGTTGATCTGCCAGGTCGACTCTGACGTGCGGCCCAGCACGACTCGCGCACGGTGGAGCTTGGCGATGGCCTCCCGCCAGGTGATGCCCTCCGTCTCGCCGTCGGACCAGTAGGCCCAGCTGAACGACCCATCCGTCAGTTGTCGCTCAAGCGTGGCCAGCTGCTTGGCAGCCACCCGCCGATTGACCGGTGAGTCGTCCATCCGCAGGGCAATGCGGCACTGCTGCAGGCCTGACTGGCCGTCCCGACGCGGCACCTTGGCAAGCAGGTACAGCCTGCCCCGATGGACATTGACGGAAGGCATGAGCGAATACGACTTTGACGGGCGGTGCAGTGGTGGCCGATGGACGGCCGGTACATAACTAGCCCATTTCCAGGCCCAGACGGTCCCTCCCAGTCCCTCGGCCCTTCTTGCCCTCGTCGCTCAGACCCGCTGCAGCGCAACCACTCTCGGCTCTACGACTGGCCAGCACTGCCAAATACAAGTCTTCTGGAATTTCCCGGATGTCGTAGTTCCAGCCCAGTCACCGCAGGCACTCTCGGCGGACGTACATAGAGCGTCCATCAGCAAGGCCTGCCGGCACTGGAAACCTAGGGGATGAGCGACCTGCCGACCTGGGAAGTAGTGGCCCGTGGTGACCAGCTGCTGTGGCGCGTGTGCGGCGGTGGCTTGTGCGTAGAAGAGACCTGCGGCCACCGGGCATTGGCCGAGTTTGAGGCCCTGTGTCGCACCCATGGCATCGAGCCGCCTCGCGGGGGACCATCGCTTCCGGAGCGTGGACCCAGCGAGGTGGACGAACCCGGCGTCTGACCCCTGTGATCCTTCCTGACCACCAGATCCATGCCCTCTGCGAGCAGGGCATGGTGAGCCCGTATGACCGCGACCTCTGCAACCCCTGCAGCCTTGACGTGCGGCTGGGCTCCACGTTGCTGATTGAGTCCGCTCAGAGCCCCGAGCTGGTCCGCTACCCACTGGAGGGCCACACCCAGGACCGCCCTTACTGGATGTCACCGGGTCAGTTCGTGCTGAGTGGAACTCTGGAGTACGTGCGGATCCCGGAGACGATCTGCGCTCAGTTCGCCCTTAAGTCATCCCGCGCCCGCGAGGGGATCGAGCATCTGCTGGCCGGATGGATCGACAGCGGATTCTGGGGCGTGATCACCCTTGAGTTGCACAACTCCCGCCAGCTGCATCCGGTCGCTCTGTGGCCCGGCATGCGGATCGGGCAGCTTGTCTTCTCAAGGCTGGCCAGCACCCCGGAGCGCAGCTATGCCGTCACTGGCCGCTACCACCAAGCGCAGACAGTGGAGGCCAGCAAGGGCTAGGAGAAGCACCACCCCCAGCCGCTGCCGGAGCCCTCGGGCATCCAGCGTGGGTTCATGTTGCGGAAGCTGTAGCGCTGCGACTGGCCCGACAGCCCGCCCTGCTGGACCCACGTGCCGCTCACAAGGTCCAGCTCTCCGTAGGGGTCGTGAACGATCCAAGCGTCAGCCTCGTAACCGATGGCCGTGATGTAGTGCCCCCCAGTGGAGGCTGATACCGGGCCGTGATGCAGGATCCCAATGGCACAGGGCAATCCGGCCTTCAGCTCTGCCATCAGGTCACCGGCCGTCATGTTCTGCCGGAACCGTGCCCGCACTCCCAGATGGGCCAGAGCCTGCCGATGGGCGTCCTGGCTGGTGGTATCGCCGTACTGCTGCACCACCCGCAGATAGTCCACGTCATCGCGGATGCCCTTGACGCCGAGGAACGCCAGGCACATGGCGATCGAGGAGGTCTGGCACTGCCGCCACCCGGTCGGGCCGTTGTCCAGCTGCGGGAAGTACGGCACCTTGAGCGGGTTGGTGACGCGCCTCGGGCTGGGGCTGGGCTCCTTGGCCGGCGGATCCGCCCGCCACATCTCCGCAAACTGAGCCAGCGTTGCAGATGGCACCTGCTCATTGAGCCAATTCAGAGCCGCCGTCTGATGGCTCAAGCCCTTGTACGCCTTGGCCACGTCCACCAGCCGGATGTCAGCCACTGCGCCCGCACGATGCTTTGCTTAGGTTTCCCGGCAACCTGAGGCAGCTGCAGGCCTGCCGTGGCTGCTCCGACGCTGGCCTGGGGCAAAGCGCATCTGTTCCAGCTGCCGGATGACTCACACCTCTACGGCAGGGAATTTGAGCTGCTGCCGGCCGGCACGATGTTTGCCGCTGCGGTGATCCTCCACGGCCTCGTAGGTGTCCCGGCCAGCATTGGCAGCGATAGCCTCGCCCGTGTTGCTGCTGATGCCATGCCGGAGGTGTATCCCACCCGAGGCACAGACTCCGACGAGCTGGAGTTGTACGTCAGAGACGTGTTAGAGGGCTTCCGGTTGCAGCAGCTGCAGGACGTTCAGGACTGACGGCGCTTGAACCGCCCGGACTCGTCGCGTTCGGTGCCGGGTTGATCCTCGGGCCGAAGAGCGGGATTCAACGACCAATACCCGAGGGCGTACCCACCCCGACCCATGGCGCCGAGGCCCATGAAAGATCCGGCTTGGAGGTAGCAACGGTCACGGGCACCGGGAGTGTGATCGGTCATGCGACAGTCCGCCAGATAGACCGCGCCAAAGATCACAGCAGCAGTGCTGGCGCCTTTAAGGAGCGAAGCGCCGCTGCCGATGGCACCGAGGACGGTGGTCAGCTTCATGATCGCTGCTCCAGTTGCTGGCGGTTCTGATGAATGCCATCGCGGTTGATCCCGACGCCCACCAAGGCCAGCAAAGCGATGATCACGGCAGCCCAGGATGCAGCGGTGCCAAACGACCACGTAGCCATTGCGGTCCCGCCTTTGCGTGAGGCATCGGAGGAAACCAACTGATCCACCTTTGCTGTTAGGCCGGCAATATCGGCACTGGTGACCATGTGGCGTTCCAGCTCCACCTGCCGCTGCTCCAGCCGCTCAATACGGGACAGAAATGCCGCAGTGCTGGCCTGTGACTGCGAGATGCTGGCCTGCAGGCCGGTGATGAGCCCCTCCAGCCGACCCAACCGGTCCACGATGGCGAGCAGGTTGGATTCGCTCTCGGTCACGATGCTTGAGGCCACGGTCTAGGTTTCCGGCAGGGCCAGAGCTCCCTCCACGATGTCCCCCACTTCCTGGGTGGTGGCGGCATTGGCCACACGGTCCAGCTCTGGGGTGAGCTCGGTACGCACAGCCTCCGCGATCTCGGTGGCATCGACGGGCGTGGAGTTGGTCACGTTGTCCACGGTGCCGCCGGTCACCTCACGGACAGTGGTGCTCCACACCTCAACGGCGATCTCCTCAACCGTGGGAACGTCAACGGTCGGAGAGTTCGTGAGGTTGTCCACCCGGTTCAGGGTGCCACCAGGCGCCAGCCTGCTGCTCACCGCCGCGTCCAGGTTGTCGAGGCCCGTCGCCCTGGTGCTGGTGAGCCGGCTGAGCAGGGTCGTCACGCCTGACGAGTCAGCAACAGCGTTGCTGATCGCGGCGTTGATGTTGTCGGCCAGCAACTTGCCGATGGTGCCGGCGCCGGTCAGGACACTGGTTGCCACGCCCCACACGGCGCTAGCCACATCCGACGCGCTGGGAATGGTGGTTGTCAGCGTGCGGGTCGCAGCGGCCCAAACCGTGGAGGCGATCGTTGCGGCAGAGGGCGCTGCGGTGGTCGGAATCGCCGCCAGCTGCGTGTCAAGGTTGGCGCTGGCCAGGCCAATGGCGGCCCTGATCGATGCGGCTGAGATCGTTGCCGTGCCGGTGGTGTTGTCAACCGCCACACCGCTAAGCACGCTGCTGGCACCAGGCACAGCGCAGGTGCCGGTCAGCTCGTTAGCCGGCCCGTAAACGGTGCCGCTGCGGACGTCGCCCACGGCCGGGTTGCCGCCCACAGAGTCGGCGGTGTAGAGGGGACGGATCACTGACAGGTTGGCGCTGCGGATCTGGTAGTAGGTGGCGGGCGGGGTGGTGTTCTGCCAGAACCAGCGGCCAGCATTGACCGGATTGATTCCAGATGAAGTTGTTAAAAATGGGCCGGTAAGTGTTGTTACGCCGGTATAAGATCCGGTCAGCCCGGAAACACTTCCAGCCTGAACCGATCCCACATGGTTGAGAACTCCTGTACTTAAGTTGTTCACGCCCTCGGCAGACGCGCTCCCGATTGCTGTGCCGGCAATGGTCATGAGACCAGTCGAGCTATTCCGTGCACCATTGGCACTTGCCTGGGTTCCGCCCGTGCAGTTGCCGGTGATGTTCATGGTTCCAGAGCTGCCATTCAAAGCCCCTATAGTTCCACTATTTGCCCCTCCTACACAGTTTCCCGTGATATTGACCGCGCCGGTTCCTGTATTAAGCGCACCGCAGTTATTATTCGCGCCGACGCCAATGCAATTGCCAATGATGTTCATGGTGCCCGCGCCTGTATTGTTTGCGCCGGCGTTAGAGCAGGTTCCCACAATAGAAAGCGTACCCGCGCCGCTGTGTACGACGGAGTAAACGCCGTTTCCTCCAAATACGGCGCCAGTGCAGTTAGCATTTAGCCGGCAGGACTGGCCGCTTGTTAGAGTTGACAAAAAGCAGTTTGTCCCCGTTGAGTTAGACTGAACCACTCCATTTGTTGCAGTGCAAGTTAGCGTGATCCCGGTTGTAGGCGCAAACTGACCGCCAGCCGTCACCCCAGTCGCCGACGCATTACTGATGCTCAACACCGTCGGCGACGTATCAATCGTCACCGTGAACGTGTTGCTGTAGACATCATCCGCCGACGTCGGCAGCGCCCCGGTGTTCCACACCGTCGTGTCGCTCCAGTTGCCTGTCTTGACTGCGCGGACGATCGCCATGATCAGAGCCCCTTCGCGTCAATGAACGCCTGAGCCGCTGCTTCCAGCGCTGTCAGGAACTGAGCCACTACCGGGTCACTGGCAGCGTCCACCGTGGCGTCGCCGTAGACCACAGCACGTGCCTCGGCATCCAGCCGTTCCGGCCCATCAGGCCCCACCAGGTACGGCGTCAAGCGCACCGCGATCGAGGCCCCGAACCCATCGGGATGCTCCATCGGACTGAGGGCCAGGTTGGCCGCCAGCTTGTCGTACGTCTTGCCGTCGCGGGTGATCGGTTGGGTGCTGATCAGGGCCATGGCTCAGGAATAGGTGTGGGAAGCACGGCCGGTCCAGGTGACGCCAGCCGCTGTGCCTTTGCTGGTGCGGATGCCGGCTGCGTCGTAGATGCTGCGGGTGACAGTCCACCTCGCTGCCGATTCCGCTACGCCTTGCGGTGCCTTGCCGACGTAGATCGTTCCAGCAGTGTCGGCATCCACCAGCACCTGATACTTCACCGACTCCTGCGGGTAGTTCGTGTCTACGTCAAAGGTTGCCGCGTTCGGCCTTGTCTGCAGGTCCACTCGCATTTGCGCACCAGGCCCCACACCACGCGGCACATTGATCAACACCGCATTGCTGCCGGGGTAGGCCCAGATCAGCCGTCCCGCCACCGTCTGCAACGGTGTATCTCCGGCCCAATCCACCAGATACAGGGTCCAGCGGTCGCCAGCGGTTTCCTGCCGGTACTGCACCACCGGCACTGGTTCAGGATCCCGCACGATCACCACCTCCAGCCCCTCGACCGTCGTCCCCGGCGGCAGGCTCTCACCCGCAGCCCGCACCGCAATGGCTGGTGTGGTGGCACCGTTTGCCAGCCGGTACGTGCCGAGCACATCCGTTAGCACGGTTTCCAGTTGAACCCTGATGTCGCGGATGTTCATGGCGTAGGTTCCCCGGCCAGCAAGAGGTCAGCTTCCAACCATCCAAAGCCATCCCGCTTGGGAAGCCGTACCTCATGCCGGCATAACGGCCGGTCCAGCTCCCGCACCGTGACCGGTCCACTGATCTGTCCCCGCACGACCACCAGTCCACCTCGTACGTTCCGGCCTTCCCATCGTGGGGCCAGCACCCACACTGCGTCGTCATCGCTGCGCAGGGCCCGCACAGCCGGCACTGTGGCGCCTGGCTTGCTGGCGGCCAGCACGTCTGGCCAGATGCTGATCACCAAGGGCGGGCAGCGGTCCTCGTGCCGTAGGGCGAGGGCCACAGCAGCCACCTCAGCGCTGAGCCCATCGGGCTGCTCCTGCTCGCGGAAGAAGCAGAACTGCTCGGTGGTGAACGCTGCCGACTTCGCCGGGTCGCGGTTCACGTTGGCCATCAGCGCCGTGAGCTGCGCCACCGGCAGCTCCATGATGCTGGCCTGCTGCCGCTGGATCTGCTGCAGCTCCTCGTATGCCGCCAGCACCACTGCCCTTAGCTCGCGGCCGAAACTGCCTCGCTGGAAAGCGCCGGGATAGGCATGGCACAGGCGCCAGAAGATCCGCCCCCAGTCGGTCGTCTGCCTCTCCCATTGGCCGGCCGCTGCTTTTTTAGCTCCTCCTCGCTGGGGCGGTTATCCGGCAGATTCTCGGCTGCCTGCTCGTCCTGGATCAGCTGCCAGATGTCCGTCAGCAGCACTCGCGCCAGCGTGCCTGTGTCGGCCATGGACCAGCTAGGGCGGTTCAGCCGGTGGCGGATGATCGCCGTGATGCTGGCCTCCATCGTGCGCTGACCCGCGACCGAGTAGCAGCGAACGACCTGTTCAATGCGGCTGGCATGACGCAGGCGGATCTTCTCGGCTGCTTTCTCCAGCGTGGTGCCATTGATGGCCTGCTCCACGATGGCGAACGCTTCAGAGATGGAGATGCTTTCCTCAGTGGCGATAGCGTCCGCCAGCTGCGCACCTTTGACGAAAGCAGACTGATCGTTGGCCAACAGCTCCGAGATGGTGTCCGACTCGTTGACCGTCAGGCCCCCCAGTACGGGGATTTCAAGGATGCCGGAGTCAAGCGTTCCGACACGTCGGGGTGGATGCTGCCGTGGTGCGACAACAAAGGGCAGGCTGGACATGGTGGGTGGGTCAGGCGGTTGCCTGTTGCTTGAGCTTTCCCAGTTGCATTTGCTTGAGGTACAGGTAGCGGTTGACTTGGGTTTGCTGCTGAGCGGCCAGGAGCAGTGCGGCAGGGTTGGGCGGTGGTTTGTTCATGGCTTATGTGAGCGTGAGCCGCCCGGTCTGAAGGCTAATGGTCACAGTCTTCATTAGCGTTACCTTGACCGGACTATTGTAGTTGGTGACGATCTCATTAAATGGCACCGGCGGAATATCGCCAGGGCCCCATGGCGACGTAGATGACGGCCATTCGCTTGGCACGTCACCAAAGACGCTGGAAACAACCTGCGAGAATTGTTGAGTGCTGACCGGTGTCCCACTGGAGGACATGAGCTCTAAGTCTACCGTGATGGGTTCGGTGCCCACGATGCCTGTAGTGAACCAGCCGCCCCATAGTTCAACGGTGACCTGCTGCGCAGCTGGATAGGCAAGCCTCAAGGCAGCCAGGTCAAGGTCGGTGCGACCTTGTGCATACCATGGTTCATATGGCTCAATCGGTGGGTAGTACGCCTGCGAGACGTACCTAAGCTCTGCCGGTCGATCATTGATCTCAGGATCTGGATAGCCAAAGTCTCCAGGGTCATAACCACCAAGAAACTCAGGCGGGTTACCAAAATCCGCAGGGTCAATGATCGGATGTCCCCAGCCATAGCCGCACACCTCCGAGACATATGGCACGGTGATGCGCAGATAATGCATGAAGTCTTCGCCATCAGCAAGCGTAAAGCGAGTGATCAGCTTGCCGAGCTTGGTTGAGATAAATGAGGCCGCTGGCTCTTCCCTTTGCAACCGACCCAGCCGTCGAGTTGATGGCTCCTCTGGCTTGGCAGTTTGTACCTTGCGAATCTCTGCTGCCGTGTGGCGTTGCTCGTCGCCCTCCACCTTCTGCAACCGGTTGCCCTGCACTTGGTCACGGTTGCGGCGCAGTAGTTCCGCTTCAGCAGATGAGACTTTGATAAAGGTGGCCATCAGTCATCCGTGTTGAGGCTGATGCGGTACGTCTGCGATTGGCTTGCCACTAGGACAATGTTGGGCGACTCCGTGATCACGCTATGGGGATATGTGGCGCCGTTAATGTAGACCACTACCGTGTCGTAGGTGAAACCGCTGCCGCTGGCAGTAAACACTGCGTCATAGCTTGGGAGTTCATAGCGTGCCGTGGTGCCGTTGTAGCTGCCGGTGCCGATGGTCGTCGAGGCCCTGGCGTAGCCATTACTGGAGGCAAGCTCCACGCTCTGCCAGTTGCTGACGGTACTGCTGCTGGTGTAGCCAGTGCTGCCAACATTGCACAGCATCACCTTAAGGGTTTCGCCCTCATAAGCCAGTGCTGCCACCCGCTCCAGCTCTTTTACGCTCAGCGATACGGTGAGAGCCACTAGGCGTAGGGATCAGTGCCTTAGCTTTCCACATGCGACGTGGCATAGACGGTCCATGTGGTGCCGGTGCTGTTGCCCTCAAATACCCATGATTCGTTTGCTGCGAATGTATCAGAAGCCAGTGAGGTTGATGCAGTCGCCAGCATCAATGGGCCGCTAGTGCTGCCGCTGATGTTCCCGGACCGTACCTCCAGCAGCTGAGTGCCGCTGCCTAGCGGTGCATAGAAAGTCACCTCAGCAAAGCGATTGCTATTGCCGGCAGCTGCTGAGTAACTGCTGTTGCCTTCCCAGCGGATCCGATAAAGTCCAGTCTCGGCCTTGGTATAGACGCGCTGGTAGCTGAAGTCTCCAGAGCCAAAGAGTAGTTTGGGGGCGGATGGTGTACCTGCTGCAAAACCGCTATAGACGATGCTGTCAGTGCCAAAGGTGATGTATTGATTGGAGACGACATAGCAGTCTGTATAGGCAGTTCCGTCAAGGGTAAAGCTGAAACCGAACGAGTCAGTAAGCGTCGATGCTTCGTCGTCTGTGCTGTCGTAGGCAAGCGTCCATCCGTCTCCGGTGGCAGTGCTGGTGGGTGTGACTTGCCCCGCGCCAAGGACCGGAGCAGCAGTGCCTGAGACGCGAGCGAATCCGTTGCTGACCCTGACCTTGGTCTTGACCGTCAGGCTGACCGTCGTCAGCAGCTCCAGCGGGTAGCTGTAGCCCGTCACTGCAATGCCAAGCCGTAGCCGGCCGGATGCCAGCACCGTCTCATTGGCCACCGGCACCACGTTGGTGACCGTCATCTGGCCATCCACCACAGCCGGCGTGGTCGGCAGGCTGGTGATGCCAGGCGCTACCGGGAACCACCTGGAGGCAAACGTGCCGCCGACACCTCCCCAAAAGAGTGCGTCCGTGGACACCACCATTCCTGACGCATCAAATGCCCAGCTTGTCCCATTGGTCCTGTACTGCGCCGTTGCACCCTTGGCGGTGATCGTGAACGGCGCGAAGGGTGCCGTTGGCATCAGCTCCGGCGCCAGCTGGATGTTCATACCGTTGCGGTTGCCAAGCAGCAGCCGGTTCTGCACTCGTCCGTAGAGCTGAGCCCTTTGCGGCGCATCGCTTGCCGTGCTGCCGTAGCTAGCACCGACCTTGTAGAACCGATCATCCGGCGCATGAGGCAGGCTGAACTCAATGCGCCGTTGGGCCGTGGCACTGCCGACCGCGAGGGCCAGCTGTGATGTGCTCTCGGCCCTATAACCGCTGTTGGGATTGCCGCCCTTGGCAGCGGCCTGGTTGTTGACTTCGGCAGTGGTCGGAGCGGAGACGGGCTTGACGGTGGCGACGGTCTCGACGCGAGTATCCAACAAGTACAGGCCCGCATTAGCCACTTTGTCGATGTAAGCAGAAACGGCAGCGGAGCTGGTCAATGACACGCGACCGGCAGCAATCGCCTGCTGACCGGTGATTGACTTAAACCACGATCCGTAGGTGCTGGTAGTGACCTGTTGCACCTGCCCGACAGTGATGGTTTCCCTGACTTCGCGCTCTAGGTTGACTTGTGAATTAAAATCAACAGAAACATAGGAGCCATCATCAAAAGTGATTGGCACCGACATGGAGCCGACAAGATACCCTAGGCCACCATTGACAATTTTTTCGACGCGGGTTTCGTTTCCTTCCTCGTCGTATTCGTAGGTTTCTACGGTTGTTTTTGTGATGTTCTGGTAGGAGACGCTAATGCCTTTGGTCAGGTATTCGCTGTAGAGGTTCCCAACCTGCGCTGGCGCCCCGCTGGTAATGGTGCGGATGCGTTGAGATGGCAGCCGCAGCACCTCACCATCTGGTTTGGTCAGGTTGGTGTAGGTAGTTAGTGTCTCATCGTTTTCCAGAATGTTGTACGTTCTGGTGGCACCCGTCGTGGTTGCTGGCGGTGTGTAATTGATGTTGGCTTCATACGTGGCCGTTCTGACCTGCCGGTCCCACTTCTCCGGCCGCGTCTGCTGTACCTCTCCCTTGAGCTTCAGGGTGCTGTAGCTGACGGTGACAGCTTCGCCAGGCAGCTGGCCCACGCCGATCTTGCTGATGTCCACCAGCTGGGTGGCATCAAAGGCCGGGCCGGTGCCGCCGCTAGGATTGAGCGAGAAGACCTGCAGCTCTTCGTCCTCGTCCAGATAGCCGCACTTGCACTCGGACACCAGAAGATCGCTGAGCACGCTGACGTAGCCGGCGCTCAGGTCAAACCGTGGGATGCTGAACTGATTGGATAGGGTCAAACTGCTGGTTATGTCCAGCTCATAAAGGCACTTATTTGCGACTGACTGCGCCGTGATCGGAATGGTGATGATCTCGGCATCGCTTTCCGTCAGCGTGTTGCTGGGATCATCGAAGGCCGTCCAGTTGATCCGGTCACGCTTGTCCTGCAGATACGTCAGTTTGCAGCCCAGCTCCACGCTGGTCGTTGCTCTGAACGGATCAGCGAAGCTGCTCAATACCCGCAGCTTGCGCGGAATCGTGCGCGTCGTGCCGCCCTTGGTGTAGCTGATGGTGACGGCCGTTCCGATTGCAGGGGTGATCACGTCTGCAATGATCACGCTGCCGGTACATTTGACCAGCCCCGTGCCCTGCACATATTCATCAGAAACGCTGCCGCTGATGACGGTGCCAAGCGAGCAAGAGACGGTGCAGCGGATATCAACAGCCATCAGATGATCTGCAGCGCCGTGATCTGGACGTTGTAGCGAGTGGCCTTGACACCACCGGAGACACTGATCTCTGCTGATGCCGTGGGCTCAGACACCGGGAACCAGCTGGAGGAAGCAGGCGTGCTGGCAATGGTGGTGTCGTACCAGCTCAGGAGGCCTGCATAGGTTCCCGAGCTGATGTAGCCCTCGATGCTGCGGATCTTGTGCGCTGCCAGCGGGCCGGTGATGTAGGACGTGCCGGCTGCTGTCAGTGCCACGCTGGGCCCATCGCGGCGGGTCTCCATCGGCTTGGTCAGGGTGACCGTGCAGCTGCCGAGGGTGACGGTGCCGAGGGATGGCTTGTCCCGGTCCTGTTCCTTCTCCTTTCCCCTGAGCAGCACCGCCAGCGCTTGTGCGGCATCGACCAGGGTCGTGGTGACGTTGACGTAGGCGCCGACCTGCTCACCGCTGGGAGGATCAGCAAACCAGCAGGCCAGGCTGGTGACCGTAAGGCCGTTGCAGCTGGCAAGCGTGAGGCTGACGGTGGTGCCGACTGCTGCCGACTGCAGAGTGTCGGCATCGGTGATCCGTGTTGCCCGCCAGGTGTCGTACACACCCACCAGGGTTGCCCACTGGGTTGGGGTGAGCAGACCGGTGATGCGGAACGTGCGGGCCGTGAGACCACTGCGGGCCTCGCCCTCGTAACCGAACGGCTGAGCGGTGAGGGTGCTGCAGGAGAAGCTGCCGATAGTGACGGTGGCAGTCATGGTCAGACGACGGGGAGGGGAATGGGCGTGGCCTGGCCGGGAGCGCTGACGTAGACGTTCCAGTCCTTGCCGGCTAGCCCTTGGATGGCGCCGGTGTTGAGCTCTAGCGCCTTGCGGTAGTTCTCCTGCGCTGGGCCCAGCTGCTCCGCGATGCCAGCGAGCCGGAACAGCTTGTCCGGTGTGCTGATGTCAAGGCCGGCGCGGATGGTGCCGTTGTCCACCAGGGGCTGCAGGGATGCCCTTGCGCGCGTCAGCTGCTCCTGCTGCAGCCGTGGTGTCAGCACGTCGTAATTACCGCGTAGCAGGCCCTGAAGGGTTGCCTTGGCCGTATTGAGGTTGTCAACCAGCTTCTGCCCGGCCTCTGCATAGGCTTGCCGCACATCGGCATTGGCCTTGTAGACGTTGCGGAATAGGGTCTCAAGCTGCATCCGGTCCTGCTGTCCAGCCGGCTTGCGTGTCTCGGCCTGCAGGGCCTGCTGAGCCGCTGCTTGCTGGCGTAGTGCAGCGGCGATCTGCTGGCGGAGCTGCAGCTCCAGCTGGGCAGATGCTGAGACCTGCCCGCCACGCTCCCCGGCCTGCTGCTCTAGGCGGGTCTGCTCTTGAGTGATGGCCAGCTTGTCGGCAGCGGCTGCATTCTCCAGTTGGTAGCCCCGGTAGCGGTCCTGCTGGGTGCGGAGTGCATTGGCCTCGGTGGTTGCCTGCTGAACGCGGAGGAGGGCGGTTTCGGCCTCGCCTTTGCGGATCTGGTTCTGCAGGTCCGTCAGGCGTGCGGTGCTTTGCGTGCCGTTCTTGCCGTCGCCTATGCCTTTGGGCTTGGCCTCCTCGCGGGCAAGGTCAAGCCGCAGGGCTTCCGTAGCGCGCAGCTTTTCGCTGAGTGCCAGGCGGTTCTCTTGCTTTGCCCGAGCCAGATCATCCAGCGCTGCCAGCTTGCGGGCACCATCAAGGCGATCCTGCAGGCTGCGCAGCTCTAGGTCAGCTTTGTTCTGCGTCAGGCTGATGTCCAGCTGCTTGTTGCGGATCTCGGCTGCTGCTATCTCAGCTTGCTTGCGCTTCTGCTCTGCTGCTGCTGCCGCCTGCACAGCGGCTTGCTGATCTGGGTTTCGTTCTCTGAACCTGCGAGCATTGTCAAACAAAGCAGACTGGAACCGTGCATATTGCTTGTCATCAAAGCCAAGTTCACCAAACAGGTTTTTCTTTGCGCCGCTGTTGGCAATGGATTGGCTGACAATGTTGCGGACTTGCTGCGCGGTAAGGTTGTATTCCTTTCGGATGTTGCGCAGCGTGCCGACAAGCTGAGTTGAATCAACCTGATTGAAGCCAAAGTTGTCACGTAAACCGCTGGCTTCAGTGGCAACGCCAAACCCTTCCAGCGCTTGCGTAAGCAGCTTGACCGATGCAGTCACAGCAGGCAGCAGGTTGGTCCCAAAGCTGACCTGCAACTCTTGCCAAGCATTGCTGAACTTCTGGAATGTCTGCTGCGCTGTTTCAATTCCGCCAGACCCAGAGGTCAGTTCATTAAGGCCCTTGGTCAGTGCAGGGAAGAATTGATCAGCGGTCAGTTTGCCAGATTCCACCAGCTTGATCAGCTCTTGCTGGGTCAGCCCTAGGCCCTTGGCGGTTGCCGTCAGGGCAATCGGCAGCCGTTCCCCCAGCTGACCGCGCAGTTCCTCCATCTGCACGGTGCCCTTAGATGCCACCTGCTGCAGTGCCAGGAATGAGCCGTTGATTTCATCGTTGCTCAGGCCCAGCGACTGGCCGGCCTTGGAAACGGCAGCAAACAGGCCCTTCTGCGTCTCAAGCGGCACGTTGGCCGCTGTTGCCGCAGCGGTGAAGCTGCTGAACGACTCCGCCAGTGTCTTGAAGTTCAGGCCCAGATCCTTAGCCAAACCACCGGTGAAGCTGAGCGCACCGCCGGCACCCTGCGCACCGAGGGTGTTTTGCAGCTTGCGGGTGATGGTTTCAAGCTGCGTGGCCTGGTCAATGGACTCCTTGATGAAACCACCAATGGCCGCACCGGCACCAATGCCTAAGCCAATGCCAAGCGCTCCGAGCAAGCCAGAGCCAAACCCGCTGGCACGTTCCCTAAACGTGTTGCCTAGTGTCTTGTCAACGTTGGCAAGCTCTTTCTCGGTGCGTTGAATTTCGGCCTGCAGCTTGCGAAATTCTTTGCTGCCGATCTCCACTGAGCTGTAGGACTCTCGCAGGCCTTGCAACTTTGATTGCAGTGCCTGAATGCTGCGGGTTGCAGCAGGCGGTGCCTGACTATTGAGAGCTTGCTCGACTGATTTCCCAGTCTGCTGCGCCTGCTCCTCAACCTTGCGCAACCCGACATTGATGGCGGTTGTATCAACCAAGCGGCCTGGCTTTGAGAATGACGCATCAATCGCCCGCCCTGCTTGCTCTGCCTCTCGTTGCGTTTGCTGCAGCCCTGCAGTCAGTGCTGTGGCGTCATACGAAATCTTGAGTACGGCTTCCGCAAGCTGTTCCGCCACTGCTACATCCTCAGTGGCCTAGGTTGCCGGGAAACCTAGGGCATGACTTCAGCCCTTGCTGCACTGGCCAATGCGACGGCCGTGTTCACCCTGCCGACCGTTGGCACCACCACGGATGCCGTGACAGGAAACGTCCTGCCGGCAGAAGAGACGGCCACGGTCACGCTATACCTGCGCCAAGGCTCGCCCCAGTCGGCCGGCCTGGAGGGCGTGGATGCGGACACCATCGTCTGCGAGGGGTATGCGGTGGAGCCGCAGGCCCTTGATGCCCGCATCAGGCCCGGCACCCGTGGCACCGTGACGATGAGCGGCCGGGAGATGACCTGCGAGGTGCTGCAGGAACGGTTCCCCTACGGCAACACTGGCCTGCTGGGGACCACTCTGCAGAACATCCTGGGCGATCGGATCCGGCTGGCGGCGTACCTCCATGGCTGAGATCAGCGCCAGCCTCAGCCTCAAGGGCTGGAATGCCCAACAACTGGCCCTGCGGATCCCCACCATCATCCGCCGCTATGGCGATGTGATGGACAAGCAGCTCAAAGAAGAAATCAAGACCGTCCAGTTCCCGTGGCCGCGCGAGACCAAGCGCCGGAATGGCACCACTGTGGGCAGCCCTCGGGACATTGTGGACCTTGGCACCTTCCTGCGGTCCCAGCGGCGGGACTACCCATCGGCGACCCAGCTGGTATTCACATGGAATGCCAAGAGCAAGAAAGGCGGCTTCATGTATGCCGGCCTCATCCTGACCGGCTACACCACCAAGCGGGGCACTGTCGTGCCGGGCCGGAACTGGATCAAGCCGGCCCTTGACAAGCACCCCCTCGATGGCTTCTTCGTCCGTGAGTGGAAGAAGCTAGCCCGTAATGAGCTCTGATCAGGAGTCAGTCTCGGCGGTCCAGGTGTAGGCGCCGTAGCCGTTGAGGGTAAAGCTCACCTTCGCCACGTTGCCGGCCTGAATGTCCTCCTGGAAGTTGGTCACGAAGGCCACGCCAGCGCATTTCTCAGGATTGCCGGTGCTGGTCATCTCAGGAGACTCCCGGTACCACTGCACAGTCACGCCAGAAGGCGCATCAATGCTGGCCTGACGCAGGGCCTTATATCCGGCATCGCGCAGGTCAAGATTCATGCTCATCGGGATGCTGTAGCTCTGCTGCGTCACCAGCGAGGTCTTAAACCCGAAGCTGCTGCCGTAGTCCAGCACATCCTGCGTGTCGCTCTGGGCTTGGATGCCAGCGTTGGACAGGTTGAGCACCTCATCCATCCCGGTGCTGCTGCTCGGCGTGGAGCTGCTGGTAGTACCAGCCTTGACGTAGAACTTGTAGCCAAGGGCGTTGAAGTAACCCACAACCTGAGGCGCGATGTGCCCTAGGTTTCCGCAGCTTCCAGCACCTCCCACGGCGTCGCCCGTGGGCACACATGCAGATCAAAGCCCATCGTGTCGTGACTCATGCCACTGGTGGCCACCAGGCAGTCCCGCAGGTCATCAGCGCTGATGCTCAGCTCTTGGCACACCGCTTCTGCTGCCCAGCCCAGATCCATCAGCTTGCGTGCCCGCAGGCCCAGCTCTCGCGCGCGATGCGTGGCACCGATCGCCCAGTTGTGGGACCGCAGGTAGTGCAGCACCTCGCCCTGGGCAAACCGCCAGTAGATGGTTGAAAGCTTCCCTTTTTCCGGGTCCCAGGCACGGCAGGCCTTCAGGAACGCGAAGTCGCAGCACGAGTTGATGTCCTCCCGCGCTAGGCAGTGCCCGTATTGCTGGCTTAGCCGGTGGGCGAACTTGCGCACCAGGCCGATGTTCTGCGCATACATCCGCCCGAACCGGCGCCGCTCCTCACGGCTTAGCGGGTCCGCAAGGTGCGGCTTGGGCTTCGCTGCCTCGTACTCACCAAAGAGAAGGAGTTGCAGCGCTGTCACTGTGGAACCTCAGCAGCGCATAACGCGAACAGATCCCGTTGAGCCTACTGCCCGTGACAAGCACAAGCAGCCGAGCACCTGCCGCAGATGCGGCACCACGTTGAGGGCGTTCTGGCTCTGGGGCACACCACCATCCTTGAAGTCCACCGCGATCACGTCCACGCGAGCACTCTTGAGGCTGGCGTTAGGGATGCCGGGGATCAGCTCCGCATTGCCGGGGCCGCTGCCCCCCAGCAGGGTCGCATCCCCGAGCAAGGCCTCGGCAAGGTCAAAGCAGGCCTGCTTGATCGGCTGCGGAATCACCGCACTGGTGAAGCTCCAGTCGCCGCATTCGGCATCGGTGCGAGGCCAGGCAAGCGCCTGCGTCGTTGAGGCCCGATCTCCGATCCAGCTGAGCTCGTCCAGATACCGGGTCGCCATGATCAGCGCCCGGCCCTTGTTGTCGGTGCTGGCCGATGCCCAGGCCAGGGTACCGAGGTAGACGTTGGCCAGATCATCCGCCTGCGCCACCGTCAGGTAGCTATTGGCGCTGCTGGACCCTGCGGTAGCGGTGACGGTAACAGTCATGATTTAGGTTGCCGCCAGCGCTTGACGGCCTGGTCGAAGCTGACCTTGCCGTCGATCAGGTCCTGCCCCAGCTTCTTGCCAAAGATGGCCTGAGCCGTCTCGGGGTTGTCCTTGACCCACGTCTTGGCAGCCACCTTGAAGCTCAGCGCTTCCTCTGCACCGTCGCCATTAGCGGGACGTTTGGGCGGCACCTTCTCCCCGGCCGGGTTGGTCATGTCTTGGTTGCGCCATTTCCACGGGACCAGGTAGCAGCGGCACTGGGCGTGAGGCGAGACCTTCTGATAGTCCGGCGGGAACCGCTTGCCATCCAGCCGCAGGCACACCGGGCACGTCCGGCTATCCAGCACCGCCGTCCACACCAGGCCCTCCTGCCCCAGCCATGCCGGGTCGGTCTCGAACTGGTAGATCAGCTGCTGTGCCGCGCTGCCGGCTTCATGCGTGCCGGTACGGATGATGGCTTCTACGTTGTTCTCCGTAATCCGCACCACGGCGTCCTGATAGGTGGCGAACGTCTCACCGCCCACGTCACTGAGCCCCAGGCGAATGAAGCGCTCAACCCGATCGGCCACCGCCGCAGGTAGCACCGTGGTCAGCTGGGCCTCCAGCGTTTTGCCGGCCACGACCTGCTGATTGACCAGCCGCGATGCCTGCATGGGGGTCAGCTGCACCGCACCTTCGGCCGTCAGGCTGCCACCGGCCCGCTGCACCATCTGCCGAGCAAAGTCCAGTTGCTGCTGCACAAAGGGCGTCAAGGCTTCCTCCAGTGCTGCCAGCTGCGGCACGCTGAAACTCTCCTGCACGCTGCGGGACACCGCTGCCACCAGCCTGCGGATGTTCTCCTCCCTGGCAGGGCCTACCGCCAGCACACCCGAGCCACCTACAACCCGCTCGATGCCGGCCAACGTCAGCCGCAGATCCCGCAGCGCCTGCCGCACCAGCCGATCTTCCAGCTTGCGTTGCCGGAGGGCGTTCCGTAGGAACTCCTCCACCTGCAATGACAGGTCTGGCTCCACGTCAGCTGATGTAGGCGACAACTTTGCCGCTGGTCAATTTGATGGTGGTAAACAGGCCCGAGATAGTGGCACCTGCCGGGATCGGCATGCTCGCCAGGCTGTCGGGACTGCTGCGGCACACGGTTTCAGTGGCCAGCACCGTGGCTTCCAAGGCGCGGATAGCAACGAAGCGACCATCTACCGCTGTCGTGCCGCTGATGTAGCGGAAATTGCTGTATTCGGGGAAGTAGTCGCTCATCCCTGCTGCATCACGATTTGCCGTAGCTTGCCGGTCCGCCTTGTTGGCACCGGCTCAGGCTCCTGCACCTGCTCTGGCTGCTGCACATGCAAAGAGGCCACCTCCGTAGAGGCAGCCTCCCGCAGTGCTCGCCAGCGATTGGCGAACAGACCCATCAGCCGCCCTTGCGGTAGTAGGTGACCGCCGGGGTGCCGATTGCCGTGACTCGACCCACGTAGGTGGCCGAGGTGGCAGCGGCGATGGTGGCCGAAGCAGTGGCACCACCGAGGGTGACGCCAGAACCGGCCGCCAGGGTCAGCGCACGGGTGGCGCTGGCCACGTTGACGATGGTCAGCTCGAAGCAGGATCCGACCTGAACACCATCACCCAGCAGCGACACGATGGCCGAGGCAGAGGCGGTGGTGATGGTCTTGTCGGTGGAGGCCGGCGTCATGGTGACGATGGCCTCTGCCGACTGGGCAGCCGTCAGGGTGGTGTCGGCGTTGCTGGCGTCCAGCACAGTGCGGACGCGGGTGGTGCGTCCGAAGTTGGGCGCATCAAGATGGAACTTCATGGCTCAACCTCAGACGTAGTAGGGGCAGGTGCAGGTGACGCGGGCGACGCCAATGTTCTTCTTGTCGAAGACCTTGGACCAGTTGCCGGCCGTCGCCAGATCAGCTGCGGTGGGGTTGGTGCTGCCGCCCCAGCTGGCGCCGAGGGGGTGATAGCACATGTCCCACTGCACCTTCAGCACATCTTCACCACCGGAGGTGAGGATGTCGCGGTCGGACTCGGTACGCACCGGAGCCTGGAACGCTTGGCCCAGTGCGCCGGTCTTGAACAGATACACGCCGTACTTGTAGGAGCCGGCGCTGCCGGTACGGGGTGCAGCATCGGAGACGATGACGGCCTTGCTGCCGAACATCGGGACCATGCCGCTGGAGCCGAAGGCACCGGAGAAGTCACCACCGATGGCGTTGCTAGCAGTGATGCTGCCGGCCGCGATGGTGCTGGCGGTGATGCCAGGCAGCTCCTTGGCGTTGACGTAGTTCACCATCTCCCGGACGCGCAGGTAGGCGTACAGGTCGGGGTGAATGACGATGCTGCCGAACTGGTCAGCGTCTTCACCGAGGATCGCGTCAGCCAGGACCAGATGACGGGGCGAGAGGTCGGTTTCACCCGAGCCGGTCGCATCCACGCACATGGTCTCAAACGCAGCGCCAGAGTTGGAGCTGCCCAGAGCACCGAACACACCGGACAGGACCGCCAGGAGGTCGGTCTGCTGGGCATTCAGCACGTAGTCAGTGACGCGGCGACCGATGGCAGCCATCGGATCGTTCTCAGCACCCACTGCCAGCTTGGCCAGCTCGGAGCTGCCCCAGACGTTGGCGCGGTGGAAGATCACACCCACCTGCTCGGCGGAGGTGAGCTTGTTGACCGACAGAGGCACACCCTCGGCCGGCACCTGGATGGAGCCGCTGAGGTTTGGAGCCCAGTTGGGGATCTTGAACTTGTCACCCTTGGTGACGTTCTGGGCAATCACCGGGTTGGCGGTGACGATGCCGGTGGCCAAGAACTTGGAGCGGAGCGTGCTCTGCTCGTCGATGTAGGACGAAAACGGATCGTAGATCTTCGTGTCCGCCCGGTACAGGAAAGACATTTCCGTATGGGGTCAGGTTGACGGTGCGGCCACAGGCCAGCGGGTCGGCACAGCTTCCCCTGTGCTGTCAGTTTGCCACAGGATTAGCGCACTGCTGCTTTGAGCTTTTGATAGAGCTCTGGATCGGTGCGGAACAGACGAGCCTGTTCGGTGAGGTTGAAGGATTCCGGCGCGAAGGGGTTGGTCACGCCAGCCGGAATGTCACCACCAGCGGAGCGGCCAACGGGAGCACCGGAGCCGGAGGGCTTGGGAGCCTTGAGCCGGTACTGGGGCAGCGCTTGCCGAGCCCAGTCGAGAATGGGGGTGCGGGCATAGCCGTCAATCACCACGACGGTGCCATCGGGCTCGCGGTCGATCTGCTCAGGCTTCAGCTTGAGCTTCACGACCTCATCGGGGTCATGGACGGCATCGGCTAGGGCAGCCACTGCAGGGCCGATGATGCGGAGCTCCTTGACTTCAGCCTCCAGGGTGTCGATGCGGGCCTGCAGGGTGGCTTCACGGTCGCGGAACTGTGCTTCCAGCTGCTGGCGAGCTTGCTGGTAGTTGCCTTCAGCTTCGAGCTTCTGCTGCTCGGTCTGCTGCTTGAAGCTCAGCAGCTCGCGCACATCGGTGCCCTCCGGCAGTTCCGCCAGGGTGCGCTCCGCCTTGGCAAGGCGTTTCTTCTCGGTGAGTAGCTCGGCATTCTTGCGCCGCAGCGCTTCGATCTCAGCGGTCAGCGCCGACGGATCAGGGGTGGTGGGGGTGAGTGCCTCATCCACCGGAGTGAGGTCGTCAGACATGGAGCCACAGGCTCAGGGTGCTCTGGAGGTTGCCGGGTAAGCTATGGCTCCCCACCACACAAGCCATGTCCGCTGAAGCCGTCTACGAGGCCATCCGCACCGCCATTGCCGAGCAGACCGAACAGGACGACGAGCTGTCGATGTTTGAGCTGATCGGTGTGGTGGAACTGATCAAGGCAGAGCTCACCGCCGCCGCAATGGATAGCGACGACGATGAGGAGGAGGAGGAAGGCGAGGGCTGATCAGGCCTTGCGCTTGCGGGGCTTGCTAACGCCTCGCGACTTCTCCATCCGCTTCACCTTGGCAGCAGCAGCTTTCACGGTTGCGTCGGTCCTGCCGCCTCGGTACATCTTCAGCTCCCGAACAGCCGAGGTGGCGGCCTTGTATGCCTGCTTCGCCTTGCTGACGGGAGCCTTGCTCATCTTGGCGGGTTTGGCTGCAGCCTTTGCCGGCTTGCTACCACCGCTGGCCTTGGCTGTGCTGCGCTTGGTGCCGGTGCCACTGCGGCGGTAGAACTCGCGGGCCTTTTGGGCCACCAGCATTGATTTCGCTTCTTTGCGGCCCACCTGGCCGGCTTTGGTTGCTGCCTTGACGGCCTTAGTGGCCTTGCGCTCATTGGCCTGAGCACGGCCACGTGCGGTGGTGGTCTTGGGTCCACTGCTCTTACCGCTGCCCTTGCCGCCGCCCCTGCTTCCGCCTCCCCCGCCGCTACCAGAGAAGCGACCATGAGAGTCGCGCTTGTACGATCTAGCCATGGCCTGAGGATTGCGGGCTTATGCCGTAGGTTGCCCCGGCAGCTGCGCGACGCTTGCCGCCAGCTGATCCTGCTGCGCCTGCAAGCCGTCAGCTTGTGCCTGCATGGTCTGTTCCAGCTCGGCGTCAATGTCAAAGTCAGAGCCAAGCCATTCACCCTCAGCCAATCGGGTGAGGAGGGTCTCCTGGCTGATTTCATTGTTGAGGCGCAGCTGCAGCAGCTGTTGCACGTCGCCGGCATCGAGGCGGGCCGACACGAAGTCCCGGTTTACTGCGGAGCTACCGCCATCGGGCAGGCCCAGGTAGGCAGCGTGAAAGCTGAGGCATTGATCCACCAGGTCCTGCAGGCCGATCGCGACGGCTTGCAGGGCAGCGTCACCCTGCGACCGGTCAATGGCTTTGGCCTCGGCCGCTTGGTTGGTCATGTTCTGCCCCAGCACGGCAGCCAGGCCAAGCTCTGCGATCTGGTCTTTGATCCGGTCCAACTGCCTGAACCGGGCGTCGTAGGACGTGCCGGTGGGTTCCGCAAACTCCGCTCGTGCATCGGACGGGAATGCTGTGGCGCTATTGGGCCCGGCCTGCAGTTCCTCCACCTCGGCAGGCACCCCGAACAAGTTGTATCTCGGGACGGCAGCGACGTGCAGCAGGTTCCCTTGATCGCTCTCGCACTGGTAGGCCTGGAGATTGAGCCAGGCGACCTCCTCCAGCGGCGGGGTGGACTCCAGAGTGGCGCTGCGGTTGGAGTAGGCGACGGCGAAGGGGATGTCTTCCATCGTCGTGGTGCCCTCTGAGATGAGCTCCCAGTCGCGTGACTTGCTGGCCTGCAGGCGGTAGACGCGGAACCGTCCGGGCTCCAGCACTCGCACCTGCTCGACCATCTCCTCGCCCCATTCGCCATAGGGCACCGTGAGCGTCTCGCGCAGGCGCAGCATGGTCAGCTTCTGCGTGCCGCCCACTACGTCGGTGCGCCAGCCGAGGATGTCCCGTGGGGCATAGGGCAGCCAGTACGGGCGGCTGAAATCCGTCACCGGGCTGGCATCACCCTCATCACCGCGTGGATAGTCCACCAGCACGCCGACGTGCCCGTAGCGGATGCACAGGCGGGCCAGGTGTTGCAGGAACACGTCCAGCCCGCTGCCGGTCAGGTCCACGTCATAGAGCTGCTCGACCATCGGATCGGGCACGTTGTCGAGTCTGATCGGCTTGCGGGTCAACATGCCGGCCAGCATCTGTTCCAGGCGCAAGTAATACGGCGGGCAGATACTGCGGCGGAGGCGGCTGGCGTAGGCGTCGTCGTCTTCGGCGGGCTCCTGCGGCAGGAAGGTACGGCCTGCCTGCTGCATGCCAAGCGTGCCAAGGCACAGCTGTTCAATCAATCGCCAGCGTGGTTCCTGCTGGCTCCAACTGATGCCAGGTTCGAAGACCTTGAGGGTGCGGAAGTTAGCGCCACCACCAGCGCCGCCCATCGTCACCGGCTGAAAGCGTGCGTAACGGGTATCACCGTTGCCGGCAGTGATCAGGGTTTCGCCA